ATAATCGAAGATGTCATTGATATTATAAACACAGAACTAGGTTATTCCTTCACAACAGTGAACGTACAAGATACAGTTGTTTTCGATAAGGTCGTTTTTAATTATCTCGAAGGATCAAAGTGCATCGCTGAACTTGCTGACGCACTTGGTTGGAATTATTATATTGATCCGGATAAAGACGTTCACTTCTTTCCCAAGGGGACTGAATCTGCACCTTTCGCTGTATCCGACGATAGTAGTGACGTCATACGGGAAACGCTTCGAATTACAGATGGGTTTTCTGAACTCCGGAACGTAGTGATTATTCGAGGTGGTGAATTTGAAGGCGCTCCTCGAACGGAAAGCTACGTTTCGGATGGAGAACAAACCACGGTAAATCTTGCTTATAAATTTGCTGCACTGCCTACCGTTTTAGTGGACGGGGTAGAAATCATAGTTGGAGTTGAAAACTTGGACAACACTTCTCTCGAGGATGAAACGATGGATGCTCTTTGGGATTACAATCAAAAGTATTTACGATTCAAAACTCCAGTTGCAGTTGACCTCGTCGTTGAGACCACGGGGATTCCACTTTTTCCGCTTATCATGCCGATCGAGGATACGGCGAGCATTGCTGAGTTTGGAAGAAAGGAACATGTGATTGTTGATAAAACAATTACGGCAACCGATCTTGCTATCGAAGTGGGAATAGCTGAACTTACAGCGTATGCTTATGGAGTTCAGAACGGAGGATTCCAAACGTATGCCCATGGCGTTCGCTCCGGTCAAGTGATTGAGGTAGACAGTGCGAAACTTGGGATCACCGGAGAATATCTCGTTAGGTCCGTTCGAATGAATGAGTTTGGAACCTCTGGAGCGATTTATGAAATTGAACTTACTAGTAGTAAAATCTTTGGAATCATCGAGCTCTTACAGTCATTGATTCTTCGCGATAGAAATAATCTTTCGATCAATGAAAACGAGGTACCGAATATCGTAAAGCTGGACCAGCAAACGATTGAGATCGAAGAATCGATTACACTCGTTGAGACCTTGAATGACGATCAAACAATTGAAATTGAGGAAGATATTGAAAACCCCGCCTGGGAAGCTGAATTTGTAATCGCCCCATACTTTCCAATTGACGACACGGATCCTAAAACTCCCATGCGAATAGAGATAAGTTCATACATTTATGCGGGTTAGTTTTCAGTTTGTTTTTCAATCAAAATATGTAACTCTATAGGTTATGAAAAAATCAACTTCAAATCCAGGGATTCACTCTCGACTGCAAATTAAGGGGGAAATCTCCGTTCAAGCTCGAAAACAATCAAATTGGGGACTTAAGAAGTGGAATTTGATGCTCAGATCACTCGAGGCGATTGGAATTATCACACGCCATACTCTGGAACGTTTTTATGCCAAGGGGACTCTTATACGTGAATACAAGACCACAAATATCATCGCGAACGCTGGGCTTAATGCAATTTGTGAGATTTTAGCAGGAGATTACGCCGATACAGGCGCTATAACACACATGGCGCTCGGCGACGGGGTTGGAACTCCCGCCGTGGGTGACACGGTTCTTTTCAATGAAGTTTATAGAAATGCTACGGCTAGTTCAACATCAAGCTCGAACGTCGCGATTTGTACTGCATTCTTTACTGAGACTGAAATCGATGGAACGTTTACTGAATTTGGAAACTTCATTGATGCGACTGGAACTGTCGACACCGGACTTCTTTGGAGTCACGTCAATGTCGCCTGGACTAAAACTGACGAGGAAACATTTACAGTCGCTTGTCGCTATACGTTAACAAATGCATGATGATTGAAATGACCTTTCAATTCGAAGACGAGCTTAAAGCTTTTGAGATGTTGACTTACGCTCGAAGCGTTGGACTTGAAGTTGCTTCGGTTAAGAAAGATGGAAAATCAAAAACAATTCAAGAGGGTGGATTCTTGAAAGAAAAACCTCTTGCACGTAGACTTCCGGACAACGCTAAAGAAGTTCGTGAAAAAATAGTAACTAATAAACACGTAATAAAATGACCGTACATTTTCCACTTAAATCAGCGGGCGAAAAATTACTTGAATCAGAAGTTCAGGGACTTCGTCGCGATCTGTTGAATCTCGGACTCGATCATCAGGATACTACAGGATCTTCTGGAAATTACATTTTGGATATTGAAGCCCAGGTGACCGCGTTGGAGGAAGGACAAGTTATCGCTTTCGTTCCTAATCATACGAATCCAGGGGATAGTGATTTAGATTTGAATGGAATCGGTGCCGTTGATTTTCGAAAACAATCTGCTGCCGGACTCATTGTACTTGCGCCGGGTGACATGATTGAAGACTGTATCGCAGTTGCTCGATATGATGGAACATATTGGCAATTAATGAATCCACAAAGTAATCCCGTGAGTAAAGCTTATACGGCCGTGGAGGCGATTACGGCAAATCAACGTGTATCTAAAACATCAGTTGCGGATCAAGTAGAAGTTACGGTACGTCATAATTTAGGAAATCTTGCGGCGACCGGCGATTGGACTTCTGGCTCTGCTACTCGAATTCGTTCTGCGAAAGCTGGTGATGCAAAATTTGTTCATTTTTATAAAGAATCATCCGAGTGGAAGATTATCGTTGGAACCGTTGATCCGGTTACACTTGCAATTACATATGGAACTGCCGTCACCGTGAGCGCAAACTCAGGCGATGCACTTCCAGATGTTGCATACGTACAGGACGACAAAGTCGCTTGTCTCTATACCGATTCAAGTGACGATTTGAAGATTGTGATTGTCGATATTTCTGGAACTACTCCGACTGTAGGAACTCCTCAAACTGTATTTACCCATGCATCGACGGTTGTGACGAGCATGGGACTTGCGCTTATAAATACAAACTCACTTGGAATTGCGTATGTAACAACGACAACCGCACCAGTTGGAAGTTTGAAAGTGATGGGAGCAAGTATTTCTGGAAGTACAATTACTCTCGATACGGCAAATGAAAAAACAACTTCTCCACTTCCATTTACTGGAACTGGAGTTACACAACGTTTTGCAGTTGCTAAAGCGAATACAGATTTATTATTTATCGCGCTATCTAGTGTAACAAATACGGGACGAGGTATTGCTGCAAGTTTTTCTGGAACCAATCCCACGATGGGATCTGATTCAGCTTTCGACGCCGGGACTACTATCGATTATATTTGTGCTCGTCAGATTGAAGCGAATTCAGTTCTTCTGGCTTGGGATGATGCGTCTGGAACAGCATCGAGTCAATGTCTACGTGTAACCTTTTCCGGAACAACCATCTCATATGGAACGACGTATGGATTTTTGTCTTCAGTTGGAGAAGGTCTTAGTCGAAATCGTCCAGGCGATATTATCGTACTTTCAAATACTCGAGCTTTCGTTTTGAATCAAAGAGTAAGTGATTCACAGATTTATTTGAATGAAATTATAATGAGTGGTGGAACTTTCTATATTCAGAAAAACATGAATGTAGACACCAACACTGGTGGCGGACTTTCAGCAGCACTCCTTTATGGAACAAGAAATCGATTCGTAATTACAACAAATGGAGGTGGACTTAGTAAGGTAATTGAAGAATATGACAATAGTGCCAAGTGTGTTGGAGTCGCAGCGCATACCGTTTCAGCATCCGATTTAGTTGGAGTTCAAAAGAGTGGAAAACTTACCGGCTTTTCTGGACTTACGGCCGGAACAGAATACTTCCATAATTTCAATTCTGACACACCCACGACGACTAATACGGGATTGTTTTTAGGAATTGCCGTCGACACCGACGAGCTTGATCTGGACATTAAAAAATGTTCTTACTCAAGAGTAAATATTGCTAATCGTGTTCCCGATGGCAGCACTGGACTTCAAAAGATTTATCACAACTTAGGACATAAAGCCTCGCTTCACGAAATAGTCGCGAACTGTGTGGACGACACCGGAACTGGAGCTTATAATTATTACAGTAACGGAAGTTATGATGCAGCCGGAAACT